TGATCTTTTCCCGGCTGTCGCCGCCAGTGCAGAGCATGGCAGCGGCCCTCGGCATCTCCGATGCGCAGCTCGACGCGCTCTTTGAGGCCGCCGCCCAGGTCGCGATATGACATCCATCGTCCTGCCGATGGATGAGTGGGACGAAGAGGTAGGGCAGTACGTCCGCACCCGAGAACCTGACTACGAGGCCATCATCGCCTCATCAGGTGGAGCCGATACTGGCGGCAGCTGTGATCACCACTGAGCCATGGCGGGTGACGCTGGGCAATTTGCAGCTGAGCATACAGGAGTAATCCATGACGCACATTTACGCACCCAACAGCTCGAAAGAGTACACGCAGACCACAGCCGACATTCAGGCCACCAGACGGGGCATCTATGCGCTGGACTATGTGGCCGACAGCTATGGCACCGCATCCATCGATTTCCTGGTGGGCGACACCTATTACCCGGCAGAGGAGTACACAGAGCAGACGCACCGGATCATCACGATCCCACCCAGCACGATATTCCGCGTGTCGATCACAGGTGGTACCGGCGCTGTCGTCCGCTTGACCGAGCTGGATTACCACACAGCATGAGCAAGATCAAAGGCGAGCGGCCCACGTTTCGCAACACGGACATGGCCACCCTGGTGCGCCAGGCAGACCCCAAGCCCGCCTTCTACCCCACCTATATCTTCAGCGCCAAGACGTTCGTGAAGCGCGACGTGCCCGGCAAGAAGCCTCAGCAGTAACCGATAACCACCCATCCCTGGACGGTGGAGAGATATGACGAAACCCAAGATCGACCCGGTCACACCCGGGCCGCTGCATGACCGACGCAAAGAGAAGGCATGCCAAGAGTATGTTTTGAATGGCGGCGACCAGTCAAAGGCCTACCGTACAGCCTACCCTGGGTCGCGAAAGTGGAAGGACAAGACAGTTTGGAGCCGAGCCTCTGAGCTGTTCGCAGACGGTAAGGTAAGAGGAAGGGTAAAAGAGCTTCAGGCACAGGCAGCAAGGATCGCTGAAGAGCAGTTTCAGGTTGATGCGAAATACGTGCTTGGCCGGCTGGTCGAGATTGACCGGATGGACTTTGCAGACATCTTCGACGAGGGCGGTAATTCGCTGCTTCCGATACGGGAGTGGCCGAAGGTTTGGCGGCAGTACATCTCCGGATTCGACTTCTCTGAGATCTGGGATGGAGGCGGCGGCGAGCGCCAGATGGTAGGGCTGCTGAAGAAGATCAAGTGGCCGGACAAGGTGAAGAACCTCGAAATGCTGGGCAAGCATGTCAGCGTCAATGCCTTTCGGGACCAGGTGGGGCTCAGCGATCCGAAGGGCGGCCCCATCCAGACCACAAGCCGCATCGTGTTTGAGGGCGTAGGCCCGGACGATGAGGATTAAATGCCTCAACAAGTTTCGCCCCCTGCTGGAGAGGCCGAAGCGGGTCAAGATATTGGTAGGCGGGCGAGGGAGCACGAAGTCAACCTTCGCAGCAGATTATGTGTTGTCCTGCATGGCGCAAGGGCAGCTGTGGTGTTGTGCGCGGGAGTTTCAGAACAGTATTGATGAGTCCGTTCACCGCCTTCTTGAGGACGAGATTGAGCGCTGCGGCTTTCCCGGCTTTGCATCCAGCAAGACCGATCTGAGGCACGATTCGGGCGGTCGCAATTTCTACAAAGGCCTGGCGAGGAACGCGCACTCTCTCAAGTCGATGCTGTCAGGAGTCGATGGGCTGTGGATCGAGGAAGGGGAAACCCTCTCGGACAACACGCTCAGGCTGCTGACGGCATCGGTACGGGTAAGCGCCAAGGACGCCGAGCTTCTGATAGCCGGCGAAGAATTCAAGATGCCGGAGATATGGATCACGATGAACCGCGGCTCATCAGCGGATCCAGTGGCGCAGAAGTGGCTCAAGCGAGCAGAGCCGGCGCTGGAGCGGTGCGGCTTCTACGAGGACGACATGGTGATGGTGGTGGAGGTGAATTTTACCGATATGCCGCGCAGCTGGTTCTTGGCGTCAGGGCTGGAAGAAGAGCGGCTCGACGACCTGAAGAACATGCCGAGGCCCCTGTACGACCACAAATGGCACGGCAAGTACCTGGAGACCACAGAGAACCCGCTGATACTGCCTGAGTGGTTTGACGCAGCGGTGGACGCGCACAAGAAATCCAAAGCATTCGAACCACGGGGAGCGATCATTGCCGCCTATGACCCATTCGACGATGGGGACGATGCAGCTAGCGTTGGCATACGCCACGGCTCGATCATCAAAGCGATTCATTCCCGCGACACCGGGGAGATTGACGAGTGCACCGACTGGGCAACCGGCATCGCCATTAAGGCTGGCGCCGACTGGTTCTACTGGGACGGTGACGGCATGGGGACCGGCCTCAAGCGCCAGCTGGCCCTCAACTTTCGGGGCAAAGCCATTCGATGGGAGATGTTCAAAGGCTCGCTGTCCGGCAAGGCCATGGATGATGCCGAGAGCCAGCATGAGTCTGGGCTTGGCGAGCACGACGAGGCGCGCAAGCAGCGCCAGTACAAGGACGTCTACCTGAACAACCGGGCGCGGTACTACACCGACCTATCCAAGCGCTTCCACAACACCTACCGGCACATCGTCAAGGGAGAGTACATCGACCCCGACCTGATGATCAGCCTCGATTCCGATGGGATCAAAGACCTGCCGGCGGTCAAGGCCCAGGTGTGCCGGATACCGCTGGTTCAGCGCGGGGATGGGCTGATCCAGGTGATGAGTAAAAAGGAAATGAAGCAGAAGCTGAAGATGCCATCACCCAACGATGCAGACGTCCTGATGATGTCCATGAAGTTTCCCAAGCTGCCCGCCGCCGGCGAGCCCAACTCTTTTGAGCCTGACTTCGAGCAATAACCCATGATCGTGACTTTCGACACCAGCGCCGACGCAACCGAGGCGCTGCGGGCAGACTCGATCTGCAAAACCATCGGCAGGGCCCTGGTGAAGCACTACCCCAACCGCAAGTGGTATGTGGACGTGAGCATCAAGGGCGGCGTGGTGAAGATCCTGTGCCCCTCAATCTCGATGCAGTTCGGCTTCACGCTGCACCTCAACAAAACGGCCGAGGAGCTGGCCAAGGATGCGGTACGCGCCGGAGGACAGATTTTGGAGATGTTCAAGTTGTCGAGAGAGAAGGGTGCCAGCGGCGGTGAAGAAGCCCTGCAGCGCAACGCCAGGGGTGACGTGATACAGGCGGCAACCGGACTATGAGCACAGCCGAGAACTACGACATTGACGCGCTCGACAACCGCAACACCGATGTGCCGGGCGATGTGATCGATCCCGTTCAGGCCACCTGGTTGCGCCGGGCATCGCAGCTCTACAGCGACTCGACGGACTACTACGAGTCAAGCATCTTCCAGGAGTGGCGGGCGAATATCGCGCACTTCCGGTCCAAGCATGCGCCCGGGTCCAAGTACACCACCGATGTTTATAAGCACCGGTCCAAGGTGTTCCGGCCAAAACCCCGCGCCGCAGTCAGGACGCTGGAGGCCACAGCAGCCGCCGCACTCTTTACCAACGATGACCTGATCAATGTGCGGGGCGCCGACACCAACAGCCGCGAGCAGGCCGAGGCCGCACGGGTGCACAAAGCCATCCTTCAGCACCGGCTGGAGACGGCCATCCCCTGGTTCATGACAGTGATTGGCGCCTACCAGGACACCCACGTCTACGGGGTGTGTATCTCGCGGCAATACTGGGATTACCGCACCAAGACCCGCACCGACTACATCCCTGCGCTCAACGAAGACGGCACACCGGTTGTCGATGAGGACGGCATGATGCTGGGCGAGGAGGTGGTGGAGACGGAAACCCTCTCCGACAAGCCGGCGGTCTACCTGGTGGCCCCCGAGAATTTCCGCTTTGACCCGGCCAGTGACTGGCGCGACCCGGTCAACACCAGCCCCTATCTGATCGAGATCATCCCGATGTATGCCGGCGAGGTGCTGGCAATGATGGATCAGGGGTGGCATGAGTACACCCTGGGCGAGGTGGTGGCACAGGGCCAGGAGGACAAGCGGGCCACTGAGACGGTGCGCGATGAGCGCGAGGGCCGTGGCCGGCAGGACTCAACCGAGGTCAACACCGCCAACGAATACTCCGTGGTGTGGGTGCATTTCAACATCATCCGCGATACCAGCGGCGAGGACTATGCGTTCTACACCCTGGGTACAGGCCGGATGCTGACGGATCCCGTGCCGCTCAAGGAGTTTGACCCTGTGGGGCGTCAGAGGTACGCCGTGGGCTTTTCGTCCATCGAGGCGCACCGCTCACACCCAGCCGGTGCCGTTGAGCTGAACAGGCCGCTGACAGAGATCATCAATGACGTCACAAACCAGCGGATGGATAACGTCAAGCTGGTGCTCAACAAGCGGTACGCGATAAGGCGAGGCGGGGACATCGACCTGGGCGCCCTGATGCGCAACGTGCCCGGCGGCGGGGTCTTGATGAACGATCCCGATAAGGATTTCAAGATCATGGAGACGCCGGACGTCACCCAGTCCAGCTACGTCGAGCAGGACAGGCTGGCTGTCGAGGCTGACGAGCTGCTGGGAACCTTCTCCCAGTCATCGGTGGGCAACAACCGGGCGCTGAATGAGACCGTGGGCGGTATGAACCTGATGTCCCAGGGCGCCAACCAGGTGCAGGAGCTGGGGCTGCGCGTCTTCATCGAGACGTGGGTGGAGCCGGTACTGCGCACTCTGGTGAAGCTCGAAAGCCTCTACGAGACCGACGAAACCATTCTGGCGATCGCTGCCGGCAAGGCCGAGCTGTTCCACGCCATCGACGACGACCTGATGATGCAGGACCTGGTTGTCCGCGTAAATGTTGGCATGGGGAACACTAACCCCACGCAGAAGCTGGAGCGGTTCATGATGCCACTGAATGCATCCGCGAACCTTCCAGACTTCAGTCAGGAAATTGACTGGGTTGAGGTGGGCAAGGAGATATTCGCGCTGTCAGGTCACGGCGACGGCGAGCGCTTCATGCTCTCCGACGAGAAGAAGCAGGCGCGGGCCGAGGCGATGCAGGGCCAGGAGCAGCAGGATCCGCGTGTAGTCGTCGAAGAGATGCGGATGCAGATGGCTCAGATGCGGGAGGGGATGACCACACAGCGCGAGCAGATGAAACTGGAGTCGAAGGAGCGGCAAGTGTCGGCACAGCTAGAGTCCGAGCAGGCCATCGCCATGCTGAACGCAGAGCTGCAGCAGATCCTGGCCGAAATGCGCCGGGTAGGCGAGAAGGACAAGCAGTTCGATGCGCTGAAGACCCGCCTCAATGAAACCGTCATGAAGCTGGTGACCACCAAGGAGCTGGCCGGCATGAAGGCGACGGCAGAACAGTTGCCGACACCGCCGGTGGAGCCGCCTGGTCGTGCGCCGGCGGGCATGAGTTATCAGCGATAACCGGCTAAATCACACAAACAAGACCCGCTTCGGTGGGTTTTTAATGGGAAAAATATGAACCCCGACAAGATCGCCCTCGACGAAGCGCTGCTGACGCCCGAGTTCCTATCGCAAGAGGAGGAGACCCTGTTTGCCGAAGCGATGCTAGGCCAGGAGGCTATCACCTTCCTGAATTCCGATCTCGGGCGGGTGCTGCGCGGCTATGCGCTCCAGCAGCGCGAAGAGGCCAAGGAAGAGTTGCTCAAAACCGCGCCGTGGCGCAAACGCAAGATCGCATCGGTGCAGTTCAAGGCGGCGGTCGCAAACCAGTTTCTCCAATTCGTCCGCGAAGCGGTAATGCGCGGCGAAATAGCCCACCAAAACCTGATCAACCTGAGAGAGTACTCATGACCAACGACGCTATCGTGAATGACGACGTGTCGGCAGAAGATACTGCTGCCGGCCAAGAGCAGCATATTGAAGCGCAGCGGGAGCCGAGTGAGCGCGATGTGAGGCTGGCCGAGATTGCCAAGCAGCACAACGAAGCCATCGGTATCCAGCTGGCAGAGGAGGAGGAAGAGAATATCGACGGTGACGAAACGGATGGCGTCATCGAGCAAGACTTGCCCGAGAAGCAGGAGGCTGCGCCCAGCCCCTTGGCCGATCTGGGGTACTACCAGAAGGAGGACGGCAAGCTCTACACCAAGATGAAAATCAACGGTGAAGAGCGCGAAGTTGCTGCCGACCAAATCAAGGCGTACATCCAGAAAGATATGGCCGGGGACTACAAGCTACAGCAGGCTGCGGAACGGGAAAGGCGACTGCAAGAACAGGAGCAGCTGCTGCGGCAGCGTGAAGCTCAGATCCAGCAGTCATTGTCGCAACGGCCATCCCCCGTGGACGCCGAGGAAGCGAAAAAACAGGCGAAAGCCGTACTGGACAAAATATGGGAAGGCGATAACGACGCCGCCGCAGAAGCCCTGGCCGAAGTTCTACAGCGCGGAAACGCCACTGTGGACCATGGCAGGATTCTGGAGGCCGCCGAGGCTCGCGCCCTGTCCGCCTATGAACAACGGGAACAGGCCAAACAGCAGCAAGAATGGCAACGATCTGTGGATGAGGGCAATCAGTTCTTGAAGAGCCAGCACCCCGAAATCTACAGCGACCAGAGGCTGTTTGACCTGGTAAACGGCGAGACGGCCCGCATGGTGCAGGCGCAGCAAGTCGGAGACCCGGAGTTCGAAAACCTGACCCCCAGAGAAATCATCGCCAAGGCCGCGCAAGAGGTCCAGGGCTGGATGGACGGTCGGGCACAACCGAAACCTTCAGGCGGTGGTACGCGAGAGCAGCGAAAAGCCAATCTCAAGCCCATCCCGCAAGGCCTCGGCAGCGTCCGGCAGCCCAAGCCCACCAAGGAAATCGACACGTCGCCGGCAGCCGTGATAGGGCGCATGCGCGCCTCCCGGGCGGTCCCCTGATTTTTCAATTCAATTTTTGAGGTAAATGACAATGGCTGGAAACGCATGGAGCGATAGTGGCTCCGGTTACCTGGCAAACCCCACCCTGTCGGACGAGTTCCGTACAGCCCTGCAACCCCTTTCCCGGTTCCGCCAATTCTGCGATGTGGAAGCGGCCATCGGCAAACACCGCGGGCAAACCTTCCAGTGGAACGTCTACGGTGACACCGTTGACGAAGGTGGCGAGCTGGACGAAAGCCTGCCGATCCCCGAAACCTCGTTCCCGATCTCCCAGGGCTCTGTGACCATCACGGAGTTCGGCCTGTCTGTGCCCTACACCGGCAAGCTGGAAACTCTGGCGGAGCACGACATCCGGAAAATCGTTTTTCAGACCCTGAAGAACGACGCCAACCGGACCCTGGACCGGGCAGCCCACGCGCAGTTCGACAACGCCATCCTGCAATACGTGGCGACCAGCGCAACCGCGTACAACCTCACGGACACCGGCGCCCCGAACGGTAACAACGACAGCGACCTGAGCAATACCCACGTCAAGCAAATCGCCGACCTGATGCAGGAGCGCAACATCCCTGTATTCGACGGCGAGCACTACGTTTGCATCGCTCGGCCCACCACCCTGCGCGCCCTCAAGGACGACCTCGAAGCCATGCACATGTACACCAGCGAAGGCTGGCACCGCGTGATGAATGGCGAGAACGGTCGCTACGAGGGTATCCGGTTTGTGTCCCAGACCAACATCCCTTCCGAGGGGTGGTCCACAAACAATAAGTCCGACGCAGCTTACTTCTTTGGGGCTGACACGGTCACCGAGGCGGTGGCCTGCCCTGAAGAGCTGCGGGCGAAGGTCGGCGACGACTACGGTCGCGGCAAAGGCATCGCGTGGCTGTATCTCGGCCAGTTCGGCATCACCCATGCCGACACCACAAACGCGCAGACCAAGGCTCAGGCCCGCATTGTGAAGTGGGCGAGTGCGGCTTAATTATGGGGCTTCGGCCCCTTTTTCTTTGAGGTAAAACACATGGCTTATCACGATCCTATCTATGCGACCTACACGGCGGCTGCGGCGTCCCTGACGTCTGCCGCGACGCTTCTCAAGGTTGCTGGCCCCAAGGGCAAAAAGGGCGCAATTGTCGGCCTTTCCGCAGTGGTAACAACTGCTGTCACCGTGGCTGATGCCACTGTTACTGTGGGCACCACCGATGATGCAGACAAGTACGCCACTCTGGACGTCGAAGTGGCTTCCGTAAACGATGTGTTTAGCGATGCAGTTATCAGTCCGGTTGACAGCAATCTGATCGCCCCTGATTCCGTTGTTGCCCTTGCTACTGGCGGGGAAGCAACGGCAGGCGCAGCCACCATCACTGTCACCATCGCCTGGTTCTAAGGAGGACATATGGCAAAGCAAGCAAAGGGCACTCACCGTGCCATGGGAAAAAAGGGCGGCACTACTGCCGGACTGGAATCGGGCGTTGCCGAGGTAAAGAGTTTCACCGCTGGCCAGGGAGTTGAGATTACCAGTGGATCTCAGCGACCGAAGCCGGTGAAGGGCGGCAGTGTCGCCGCAAGCTGACAGACAGGGGCCGAGAGGCCCCTTTCTTTTTGAGGTGTGACCATGAAATCACGACCCATTTATTGCTGCGACTACGAAGAGCCGAAGCCGCAGATCGACAAGTTTGCCGAAGGCGAGGGTGCCAGCCTGAAAGACGGCCTGGCCGCCAGCGTTTCCATGCGTGACGAGCACGACCGCCCCTGGCACAAGAAGGTTCATAAACCCACAAGGTGCAACCATGAGAACGATTGACCGTGAGCGCAACATCGTTGAGGTGGGCGGCAGGATGCCTCTGGCCTACATGCAGGACGGCTACGGCTTTAACAGGGCTGGCGCGTGCTTGGGCCGATTCGATGCGCAGGGCGAGCAGAAATCGGAATGCTGCGGCGGCACCTGCCTGCAGGCACCTGATGAGGCCGAAACCTCTATTGCCGATGACGATGGCGCGCCTGGCTGCGATCCGGGCGATCTCGCGGCAGAAGAAGGGGGCGAGGGGCTCGACGCTTCAGCCGGGCCGACTGCCGAGGCCCCAGCCGAAGAAGATGCCAGTAGCGACCAGGACGAGCGCGCAAGGCTGGAAGGGGAGGCAGAGGCCCTCGGCATCGCCTTCCGCTCCAACATCAGCGACAAGAGCCTGCGCGAGCGCATCGAGGCGGCAAAGGGATCAGCTGAATGACATTCTTGGAGATCGTCCAGAAGGTTGTCCGCTACAGCGGCATGGCCGACTCCGGCCCGAGCGCGGTTACTGGCCAGGTAGGCGACTACCAGAAGGCCATCGGCTATGTGCAGGATGCCCACAGTGAAATCCAGTCCCTGCGGTTCGATTGGTTCTTTCTGTGGCGGCAGTCAGCCTTGACGATATCACCTGGCGTTCCGCTGTATCCAGGGCCGGCCAGGCTGGGAATATGGGACGCCCAGCGGATATTTCTGGACGGGTCACCTTTGCCTGTGATCGAGTGGGCCGACTACAAGCCGGAATCGGTCGATCCTGCCAGGCCGGCAATGGGTGTGATCCGCCCCGACAACCAGCTCCAATTGGTGCCGGCGCCCGACGAGGGCTACCACCTGTCGTATGAATACTACCGCACCCCGCTCGTGATGGTAGAGAACGCCGACACTCCGCTCATTCCTGCCCAGTTCCGCGACGTGATCGTGGGCCGTGCCCTGATGCTCTACGGGAACTACGAATCGGCTGCTGACGCGAAGATTCAGGGAGCCGAGATGTACCAGGCCAACATGGAACTGCTGGAGCGCCACCAGCTGTCTCGCAGGCAGCAAACCCATGGCCGACAGGAAGCGGCGCCGATTGTGGTGGTGGCCGAGTGAATCTGCCCGAGAAGAAAGTTGACGTTGTTGGCCTGCGTGGCGGCATTGATCTGGCGTCCACCTTCATCAACATCGAGCCGGGTGCTGCGCTTGATCTGCTGAACTTTGAGCCTGAGCTTGAAGGCGGTTACCGGCGCATTGCCGGCTACGAGCGCCTGGATGGTCGCCCTGCGCCGTCGTCAGGGCGTTATTACACGATGGAGGTCGATGACGCGCTGGGGCTGACACCTGGCTCCGTCATCACCGGTGCGACATCCGGCGCGACGGCCTGGCTGTTTGCCATCCGCGACAACACCAACATCTTGGGCATTACTGACCTTGCCGGCACCTTTGAGCTGGGGGAGACCGTAGCAGGCACGACGGTAACGGCGCTGCCAATCCTGGATGGCCTTGAAGAGGTCGAGGATGCGGACCAGTGGCAGCTGGCGGCGGAGAACTACTACCGCTCCCAGATCGGCGCCGTGCCGGGTGACGGGCCTGTGCTGGGGGCGATTTGGTACAAGGCAAACGCCTATGCCTTCCGGGCGGATGGCGGTGCGGTGAAGCTGTACAAGACCAGCGCCACGGGGTGGGTAGAAGTTCCGCCCATGGCGACCCTGTTTTTTGATTCGGGCGTTATGACGGAAGGTGAGATAACCCCGGGCACAACCATCACTGGTGCCACATCCTCTGCCGAGGGCGTGGTGAAGCGGTTCATCAAGAATGCAGGCTCTTACGGCAACGATGCGGCCGGGTACATGGTTGTTGATGTCACGTCAGGGGATTTCGACGACGGCGAGAACCTGCAGGTTGAGGGCGTGACCAAGGCGGTGGCCGACGGCGAGGCGACCACGGTAACCCTGGCGCCCGGCGGCAAGCTTCAGTTCATCCTGCACAACTTCTACGGCGGCAGCGCGACGCGGTATCTGTACGGGTGCGACGGCGTCAATCCGGCTTTTGAGTTCGATGGCGAGACGCTGACGCCGATCTATTTCCCCGGCGCAGAGCCCAACCCTGACTGGAACAAGCCGAAATATCTCATTGCGCACAAGAGCCATCTGTTCCTGTCGCTGCCGGGCGGCAACATGGCTCACAGCGGCATCGGCGAACCGCTGGCTTTCTCTGCCCTGATGGGTGCGGCACAGTTCGGCTTGGGCGATGAATGCACAGGCTTTGCCCAGCGCGCCGGCGACATGCTCGCCATATATACCCGATCCATGGTCTACGGCCTGTATGGCTCGAGCGCCGAGGACTGGAACCTTCAGATCATCTCCGAGACCTTCGGTGCGAAGGACTACACCGTCCAGAAGATCGGCACCGTGTATGCGCTCGATGACAAGGGCATCGCACCGCTGGAGCGGGTTGACGCCTTCGGTGACTTCGAGTCGGCCACCGTTTCCCGCTTCGTAAAGCCGATCCTTGATGTCCACCAGGACCGGGTGCTGGGCACGGTGGTGGTCAAAGACCGAAACCAGTACCGCCTCTTTTTCAACGATGGCACAGCCCTGGTGATGGGCGATGACCAGTACATCGGCGAAGGGGTGCCGGCATTCTCCACCCTGAAGCTGGCCCACATCCCCACCTGCCTGTCCAGCAGCCCGGACGGAAAGGGCAACGAAGTGATTCTGTTCGGTGATGACGATGGCTTCGTTTACCGGATGGAGACTGGCTACAACTTCGACGGTGAGCCCATCGAGTACGCCTATCGCTCGCCCTTCATGAACCAGAAATCCCCGCACATCCGCAAGTCCTATCGACGGCTGTTCATCGATCTGGAAACGGACAGATCGGTCAGGCTGGACCTGGCCTATGAGTTGTCCTACAGCGATTACATGATCCCGTCGAACCCGTCATCGGAGGTGCAGATCATTGGCGGCGGCGGTTACTACGACATCGACAACTGGGACGAAATCTATTGGGACGCTGTCACCTTTGCCAGCCGCGGTGTTCCGCTGTCGGGCACCGGCCGCAACATCTCTGTCCTGGTGTACGGCAATTCCGCGACAACCCGCCCATTCACCATTCAGACGCTTGAAGTCCACTACCTGCCCCGGAGGTTGAAGCGTGGCCAATAACTTCTACAACCGAACCTACAATTTTACGCCGTTTGCAAAGGTTCGCGGCGGCGAGGTGCGCTATGAATTCGACGCGATTCAGGCCGCCTTCGACATGCTTCCGTCGATCTCGGACATTTTGTCGGGCAACCCTTTCTATCTGATCGCCAGCGGCACGGCCAATGCGCTGGAGGTGGAAAACCTTATCCCTTGGGAGACGTACTCGGATAAGGCTGGGTATCGCCTCTCCATCAAGGTCGCCACCACCAATACCGGGCCCGCAACGCTCAGCGTGGACGGTCTGGGCGGCAGGGCCATCAGGCGCAACGATAATCAGCCGATGATGGCCGGTGACCTGGTGGCCGGCGGCGTCTACGACATGATCTATGACGATGCTGAGTCGGCGTTCTTGGCTCAATCGGCTTGGCAGGGCCTGGTCACAGAGGCAACCGGCGCCGCCAGCACCGCGACAATTCAGGCGGGAATCGCTACAACCAAGGCCGGCGAGGCGAGCGGATCAGCTCTTGCCGCCAGCGGATCAGCATCGTCAGCGTCTTCATCTGCCGGCACAGCCAGCACTCAGGCCGGGATAGCGACTACCCAGGCCGGCATTGCCACGACAAAAGCAGGCGAGGCCGATGGTTCGGCGCTGGCTGCCAGTCAGTCCGCCGGCGAAGCTGAAGACGCGGCGGATCTCTCCGAAAAGTGGGCAACAAACCCAGAAGATGATCCGGTCGAGTCGGGGCTGTTCTCGGCGTATCACTGGGCACAGAAGGCAATGGGATTTGCGGGCTGGCCCGATCCCGCTGGCAATGAAGGCAAGGTGCTTGCAGCCAATGACACCGGCACCGGCTATGAGCTTGTCGAGATGGTCTTGAGCTACGCTGATTTTGCCTCGCTACCGCCTGCTGGCATGGATGGGAGGCTGTATAGGGTCATCGATAAAGGTCTGCTGTATGTCTGGGAGGGGGGCGAGTACAAGTCGGTGGGTGGCGGGGAGAGCGGAGCCCTTCCTTTTGTGGACCTAGGAGATGTCGGGCTGTCAGGCTCAGAGACGGTCGAGATAGACCTTTCAGCGGGGGACTTTTTCCTGGTGTCAATGCAGAGCGCCAACACCACTGGCACCCTGACGCTCGATTTCACTAACATCCCCGATACCACGGGTAAGCGCCTGTCGTGGCACGTGCGGATTGCGCGAGCAGGCAGGAAGGGCGCATTGGCATTCACTCAGACTATCAACTGGTCCGGTGGCGTAGTGCCACCTCCCAGTAATGTGTCGAACAGCTGGGAGCTGTATATGTTCTACAAGCTGGGCAATGCAAACATTAGAGCAATGCTGGTGGACTGGGGGTAATTTTGAACAACTTCATGTTTCGACCCAGGGCGCTGAAGGCAGGCGCGATGTGGACTCGGGTGACGGGTACGGCCCAGCTGATGAGCGAGGGGTGGGGCGCCAAGATGATACTGAACGCCGCACCCTCATCGACGGCGAATCGGCGGCGAACCTGGGATGAGTCTCGATGGGGGCTCCCCGTGCCCGGCGTCTACCGTGTCGTAGCCACCGGCGCGGGCGGCGGCGGCGGCGGCGCTCGCCAATCCACATCGCCAGGGCAAGGCGGGAACGGTCGGACTGGTGACCGAGGATCCAGGGAGGAGGCGACAATTTTCGCGAAGGGGGCGACCCCGATCGTCGCCGGGATTGGCGGGTCGGGCGGGGAGGGCAGGGTTAATGCTGACGGTATTGCGGGAGGGACGGGAGCAGCCGCTAGTGGCTTGGGCGTTTCGGCGTCAGGCGGCGCTGGGGGGTACGGGGGATTTATAGGGAGTACTGGGCTCGGGGGCAACCAGGCCACCCTCCCAACGCCGAGAGAGGGTGTTGCCGCGTGGGGCGGGCGGGGCGGCGGCGCTGACTGGTTACCTGACGGCTCTCCCGGCGGTAAAGGCGACTTCTTCTTAGAGCTGGTGGGCTGAGCGGCCAAGCCAGTCGTGACACCATAACTGCAAACCAAAAGCTAGCACAACGGAGCAACTATGCCTACTACCAACCAGAACAACCCAAACTCACCCGGCCAGACATCTCAGCCGACGCAGCCCGCCGAATGGGGAAAGGGGGAGGCTGGCGCAGTCCACCGCAACGTCCAGAACAATGACCTTGTGCAGACACACATGGACAACATTCTGGCCAAAGACTCGCCGTTGATGCAGCGGGCCGGGACGCAAGGAAAACAGTACGCGGGATCAAGGGGCTTGCTGGATTCTTCGATCGGCGCAGAGGCGTCCATGGGCGCCATGATCGACCGCGCCATGCCGATGGCCCAGCAGGATGCCGGCACCTACTTCCAGCAAGGCAGGGCCAACCAGGACTCCTCCAACGTCATGGTTCGGGACGACAAAGCCTTTGCATTTGAAGGCAGGCAGCGCGCCGCTGACAGGGCGCACCAGTCTTCCATGAATGCTGCCAACCTGCAATTCCAAGCGACGCAAAACGAGGCCAACAGGCAATTCCAAGCAGCACAAGACGAAATAATCCGCAACTTCCAGGCCGAGCAGAATCTGTTCGAAAGGGAGTTCCGGGCGGGGGAGAGCGCAGCAGAACGACAGGCCCGAGCCGACGAGCTTGCCAGGGCATCAGCACAGGAGCTGTTCCGCCAAGTGTCAGGCATGAACGCCTCGCTCACCGACGCCATCGCGCAGATCCAGTCTGCTGACCTGAAGAAAGAGAACAAGCAGAGCATGGTCAACAACCTGGTCGAGATGCACTACAACAACCTGTCTACCACCACGGCCATGGCCGACTTCGACATCGTGGATGGCCAAGTGGTTTACCGGGCGAGCGGTCCGGCACAGACTCAGGCCGGATCGACACAGCCGCCTCCGACAAGCGGGCTGCCGAACTTTAGATTGCCGGCGGGTTACGCCTTTTGATCCGCCACGCTACCTACAAGGACATCGACGCCTGCGTTGATGTGTTCGAGAAAGCCAACAGCCTGTCCGAGAACTACTCATCCTTCGACCGCGACATTTGCGCCGCCTCGCTGAAGGTAAGGCTTTTCAACCCCTACAGCTTGGTGCTGGTGAACGAGAAGCTGGATGGAGTAGTTGTTGGGGTGGCTTCCCCGTGCATCTACGCCAAAGGCATGAAGGTCGGCAACGAGTTCCTCTACGCCGAAAGCGAAGGGCTGGCCCTGGTGCGCGGTTATCTGCGCTGGGCAAGAGGATGGGGAGAAGATGCCGACATCATGCTTGCAACATCCTTTGGCGGAGTTCCGGGGGAAAGGGCCGAGCGGCTTTTCTCTCGCTTGGGGGCTCAACCTATTGGCACACAATTCAAGGTAATTTGATATGGCTGCAGCAGTTCCAATCATCAAAGTGGTGGGTGTCGCGCTGTCCGCAAAGGCGGCGTATGACGGGATCAAGGAAGGAAACTTCTTCAAGGCGGTGGTCGGGGCGGTGGGCGCATATTACGGCGTGTCGTCGCTGGCGACTCCGGCAACCGCGGGCGGCGCTTCGGGCGTTGCGGGGGCGGCTGAAGGGGCCGCCCAGACGGCGTCTACAGCTGGGGCAGACACGGCCACTAAGGTGGCCTCACAAACGGCAGCGAAAGGCATAGAAGGGGCCGCCATGGAGGGCGTTGAAATAGCCGGGCAGCATTTGGCCAAGCGGGCCGCCTACGATGGCGCGCCCGGCCTGCTCACCCAGATCGGTGACGGCATCCAGAAGGGCGCGGAATGGATCGACAAGAAGGGCTTTGAGCCGCTGCGCGAAGCTGTCACCGGTGGCGAAGGGAAGTATGCGGCTGACGGCACACTGAATGCTTCCGCCTCGAACGTCGGCCAAGGCAAAGGACTTCTCGCCTGGGGCAAGGATAACCAGGAAATTGTCAGCGCCGGCGCCAAGCTGGTGGGCGGCTACATGGAAGGCAAGGCCGAAGAAGATCTGATCAAGCGGCAGGAGCGGCTGATTGCCGACAGATACGACCGCATGGGCTCGCCCGTTGATGTATCACGCGCCGGGGGCATCCGCTGGAATCCAGAAACACGACGCTTTTCGCAGGAGATCGCATGAACGACATGGTAAATGCCCAGCAGGCTCCGATGCCCGCGCAACCCCAGGCACAACCCCAGGCCGCACCGGTGGCAGATGCAGCCGGCATGGAAAACATGAACCCGCAGGACATTCAGCAGTTCAAGGAGGGCTACCAACTTGCACGGCAGTTCCTGTACCAGAAAGAGGTGTTTGACGGTCTGGTGCAGGACATGCAGCAGGGCTCGCCCGCCAATGTCGTGTCCGGCGCCATCGTGACGATCCTGCTGCGTATTCAGGATGAAGTGGGTCAGCTGTCTCTGACGGTTGCCGCAGCTCTGGGCATCGCCCTTATCGACGACGTGATGGATGCTCTGGAGCAAGCCGGCGCCGGCCAGAACGATCCCAGCTTGCAAATGGAGATCTTCCAGTCCGCCACCATGCTCTGGCTCCAGTCGAACCAGTATCCGCCCCAAGAGGTTGCATCGTCGCTGCAAGAGATCGGAGCGCCGCCCGAAGTGGTACAGGCAATCATGGCATCACAGCAGGAGCAGGGGCCCGACCCTATGGGCCAGCAGCCTGATCCCGGGATGGCAGCACCGCAACAAGCGATGCCTCCCGAGCAGGGCGGCATGATGCAAGGGCAGGCAAGAGATGACGGCATGGGCAAACAGCCCCGCGGGCTTCTTCAAAGAGGTGTGTAAATGGCCAGCTATGGACTCCTGAAAGGGTTGGGCGGCGGACTCAAGGCCGTCGGCGAGGACATTTCCACCCGTCTTCGCGAGGAGCGCTTGCGCGAATACCAGAGCCAGATGCAGCAGGTGCAGTTTGATCGGCAGGACACCCTTCGGGCCGAGGATCATGCGCGGGCTGACGCATTGCGGGCAACGGACGAAAGGACGTTTCGCGAGGGAGGCGCGCAAATCACCGAGCAGTACAACGCCGCCGGCGAGCTGGTCGGACGGAAAGAGGCGCCGTTTGAACCGAAAGATCCGCAGCGCCGGTTCTATATGAGTGGCAACACCCTGTATGACGCATACAACACCGACAAGGATGGGAATCCGATTACAGTTCAGGTGGGCGGAGGAGCAGGCATTGACAGCCAGCAGGTTAGCGCTGCAAAGGATATTATTCGTCGGTATACAGACAAGATGGGAGAGCTCACCCCGCAAGAGCAGTCAGAGCTCGATCAAGCACAGCAGATCATCTTGTCAGCAGCCAATATCCAGTCTGGCGGACTTCTCCAGCCAGAAGGTCGCACCATTGACCAAAGCCGCGAGTGGGCCGAGGAGCGAGTGGGCAGGGGATGGCTCAAAGAT